CTTCCAAATCTTCAGGGCACAATGTTTCGGCAATCATAATCTTGCTAACTGCAAGGTTTCTTCTGCTGAAGGTTGTTGTTCCTGATGTATTGTAAGCACAACCGTTGTCCACTTGGAAATCAGCTTGTGATTCCATGATTTCGATATCTTCTGATGATTTGATACCTACTTGTACTTTCACCATTGATATACTCTTTGCAGAGAATATGGATGAGCTGATGATGTCTTTTTCGTTTTCTTTGATATAGTCTGTTAGACCAGTTACGTTAAATGCCATTTTATTTTATTTTTTTAAAGGGTTTAATTTTTTATTTGAAATCTCTTCTGATTTGTCTTGCAGCATCTGCAATCTCTTTCATTGTTTTCATAGAGCTGAAAGATGAGGCTCCTGATGTTGCAGTTTTAGTTGGCTCAACACTTGGCTCGGCAGCTAACTTCTCAACGATGTTGAAAGTATCTTCTGCAAGTTTCTTTGTTGAATCAAAGGCAGCAATTGCTGATTTTAATTCTGCATTTTGTGCTTCCAATGCTGTGATTTTTTCAGTCAAAGGAGCAATTTGTTTTGACATTTCGCCAAACAATTTATCCAATAAGGATTGCAATTCTGCGGCAGAGTTGTCAGATCCCATCATTTCTTCACCTGGCTCCATCGTGTGCATTTCGGTAATTAAACCACCTGCAACGGTTAGCATTGTGCCATCAGGTAATTGATATTCTCCATCGGCAGCAACACCTTGAACGCCTGCTGTATCTGTGTGCATTACTTTTGCACCAACAACAGGCATATCACCCTCGTAAGAGAGGACAGTGCCATCAGCTAAAGTAACATCAGCAAATGCCGCAGGGGCTTCCGTAGTGTCAAATTTTGCAACCAAAGTTTTAAGTCTTTCGACAATTGATTTGTCCATTTTTGTTCTTTTTTAATTGTAAGTATAATGTGAATTGATAATTTATAATTTCATTACATAGATTGAATCAGGTCAATGATTTCCAAAAGGATGTCCTCATCGGTTTCTTTGACATAATCAAAGCCCAAAAGCCCCTCAACGGAGAATCCTGTGAATGTGCCATCTTTAACTTGCTGCCATATTGCATCGTTGTCCACTTTGAATGAGCCAAACCAAGAGCCATCGGGCAGAGTTTCAAATCCGCTTGGAGTTGAGATGCCTCGGCTTGCATCGATTATCATGGATTCAAACATATATACCCCATCAGGCTTTTTTGATGGATCATGATTAAGATTGACATTATTTTGATATCCAAGTTTAAAAAACTTTTGAGCAATCTCCATGGTTGTTGGTGCATCGAATACCACATAGTATTCACCCTGTTCATCCCTGCGATATATTGGCAAGTTAGCCACAATCAAAGGCCCTGAAATAATCCTTTTTTCTTCGTTTTGTATTGCAAATGTTTTTTTGAAAGTTGAGATTTTACGCTCACACCATCCCAACATTTCTTCACCACCCCACAAAAGATATGAAATTGTACCACACGCTTCAGGATCATTTGGGTTGTAATATTCTTTTGCTCTCGACAAATAAGAGTAAGTTCGTTTTATTGTATCTTCCGATAATGATTCACCATTGGCAATTTGTTGCCCCCTAACTTTACCGACTTGAGTTGCACATTTATTCCCCAATTCCTCGTTCAATCTGATACCTCTTGCAGCATTGTTCTTCGCTGATTCAGGGTAATCACTGAACGATTCAAATTTATTGAAAGCCATGAAGTTCTTTTCAATTGCCGGATCATCAGTAAGAGCAATGTAATCAACACCAGTATCTTCTGTATTAATCCTGATTTTGTATATCGGTAGTTTGCGAATCATATTTAAAAATATAAAATAGGTGCTTTTTTTATAATTAAGGGAATTGTGACTTGTCCACAATCGACTTGACATGGAGTTGTGTCTGTGTCATTTCACTTTCCACCACATAGGCTTTTACAACCATCGGTGCTACCGCCTGCCCTGATTCGCTGATGGTTGTGGATGTGCTTCCGACATTGGAAGATGTAGGAGTTAATGGAGCAGAGCCACCGCCACCGCCACCACCTGCATCAAATGATGGCATAATTGGTGCCGCCCCTCCTGATCCCGATAGCAATGCTTTAGCCGATGCCATACTTCCAAGGATTGATGTTATCCCTGCCGCAAGTTTTAGATAAGGTGCTAATGGATTTAAAAGGTTGTCAGCATGTGTCGGGCTAAATGATATCCTTGTAAGTCCAGAGATAGCAGTTGCAGTATCAATTCCGATTTGTGCAAGTGCCAATGTCTTTTGAAAATTTAAAGCTGCCTGACCATTAAGCCCTGCTATTTTAGCAATGGCTCCAAGTGATGTTAATGTATTTTGTGCAATAGATATTTTGGCATCCCTTACCGCTGTTTCAAGTTTTATCTTATCTTCTGCATCTTTTTTATCAAGAGCCCTCTTTTTTAATATTTGATCAATATGTTTTGTAATATCATCCTGATCTCTTTTTGATTGATCTTGTTGATCAGCAATATATTTTTCATCAGTTAATTTAGCATTTGCTTCATCCGCTGCTATTTGAGCATCTGAAATTTCTTTATTTGATGCATCAATTCTTTCCTTTCGTGCTTTCTCTGCGGCATCTGCTTTTTCCTTTGCTTTATCTGTCGCATCATCATCAATCTTATTAATTGCAATCTTATGACCTGCTTGAGTATTTTGTATTTCAAGAAGTTTCTGCTTTTGTTCTTCAATTGCAGCCTCACCCTCTTTTTTTACCTTATCAGGATCAAACACTAATTTTGCAGTCATATCTTGAAACTGCCCCATCAAGTTGAAATTCTTTCCAAGTGCAAGACCAACCATATCAATGGTACGGAGCAAGGCAGTAATAGGCAAGGAAATAAAGTTTACCAATCCCTCAAGGATTTCCTTGTTCCTTTTTTCAGCTTCAATCTGCGCTTGCAAAGTTGTAATGTTCATTTCAATCTGCCTCTTTTGAGCAGCAATCATGGCATCTTCTTGCGCAATCTTTATTTGCAATATTTCTTTTTCGGACTTTCCTTGCAGCTTCAAAATATTGTCAGAGGCATTCAGGGCTTTCAGTTTCTTTTCTTCTGCTGTTGCGTTTTTATCCGCTTCCTCATTAAGTTTCTTTTGCTCTGATGTTACACCTGATACCAATCCTTTAATGTCATCCCAATATGCCACAATCGTTCCCAGTGCAACAACAAAAAGGCCAATACCTGTACTTCCGATGGCTGCCTTAATACCTTTCATTGCATCGATGGCCACAGCTTTCATAATCTTAAACTGCTCGCCTGCCTGTGCTAATTCGGATATGCCTTGAGATAATGCCAAAGCACCTTGTACTTTTAGCAATGTTTTTTCAAGGTCTTTTGATGTGCTACCAAATAAAGCGGCAGCACCTTGCGCAGCTGCAAATCCACCTGCTAATGTTCTTGCAAATCCTGTGACCGCACCAATCTTACTTCCTGTATCTCCAAAGGCATTGACTTGGTCCTTCAAGTCTGCCATCCTGTCTTTGGCCTGTCCTGCTGCTTTGGCGAATTTATTGGCGAGAGCTTCATTTCCCTCTGATCCTGCTTTTAACGCTGCACTTTGTAGGTCTTTAATGCTCTGCCTTAATTCCTTGACACTTGTTGCTGCCTCGCCTGCGTTTAGGATTATATCAATCCCTATTGTTTCATCTGCCATTGCTATAAAGTTACTATTCTGTAAGTCAAATAAATTTTTAAAGTGCCATCACCAACCGTTGGATCAACACCAATTGAGCTGATATATAAAGGATCATTTTCAAGCATTTCTAAATAATAGAAATTTATGTCAATGCCAAAACGAAATATGATTGATGCTGGAAATGTCATGATTAATGCATTGGATTGCAGCTGCCCTCCTGAAGCAAGATTTGAATTACCAATGACAATTGTACTCATATTATCATACGCAGTTGTATTAAACAAATAATAACCCATTGCCGACATTACCTCAATAGCTTTTCCGACACCAGGTGCAGGAAGTATCTGAACAGGTGCTGAAACAAATGTCATCAATTCCGCAGGGGATATTTCAAGTTCTATAACTTGCACCACTGATTTTGCATCAATATCCAAATTGTTTATCCTTGTATAATTAGATGCAGACACCGTTACCCCTGATGAATTGACAAGGCTGACATTATTCACCCCACCATCGACAATGCATCCCGATGAATTGACCAAAGAAATATAGGTGCAATCAGGGCCGATAAAGTTGTCATTCCCCTGCACATTGATGAATGATGCCTTGGGATCAATGTTATTGTTTTTCCCCAAGACCACTTGGCCATTCATTGGGTAATAGATATTGCCATCAGGATAAGTGTTTTGATCCTGCGCAAATATTGGGTTGTATTCTTCGTTTACCATTATTCCGGGAGTGCTGTTTTAGTTCCACCTCTGACCGTTCCTGTCTTTGGCGTAAATGCTGTTTGATTTTTAGCTTTTAATAATTCAACCTTTGTCAGCTGATTCAATACTGGATTGAAGTCGATTATCTTATTCAATCGATAGTTGATGCCATCGATGTGAATCAATCTACCAAAGTCCAATTGATTGATGTCTGCTATCGTTAAATATAAATATGCCACCACTATTTTAGAATCCTTATCAGATATTTCTTCAATGAATGTTTTATAGTAAGTATTGAAAAGGTTGGCAGTGGGCCATTTCTTGATGGTAAAGTAAACTTCTTTCACTGCACCAAAACCCAAGTCCAATGTCGGATTGGTTGGATGGTCTATCATCCCGGCATAAGGGTAAAAAGAGTAATTAAAGTAGGTATTACTATAAGCATGTTTCCAGGCAGTTTGACAAGATATCAACCCACCATAATATAAGATGCGGAGCTTGCCTGTTTTCTTTGTGATTACATTTGCATTGTCTTTCGCATAGATGGCAGGGGTTACCCTGTCGGAGTTGTTAAAGTTCACGCAAGGTGTTGGCGCAAAGATTACTTCAATCTTTTTTTCATTCTTTAGAAACTCATTCTGCACATCCCAAATCCTTTCGCCATAAATTTGGCTGTATTTGCCACTATACTGCGCATTGTAGTAGTCATCATCCTGCTTGTATGTAAACTTGTATGTTTTGGCATCAAGTGCCGCCATCGGCTTAATTTCAAGCTGCTTGTCCAAGGATAGTTTTGCAGTCCAATCAAGTGGTGCGGCAGTGGAATAAAAGGTATTCCTCGGCTCGATGTTCAGCTGATTAGCATTATCCGCATCAGGCTCAACATAAAGATTGAACATTCTGATTATACTCATCAAATAATCTTTCATCAAGATGTCCGTTGGTATGGTGTTATTTATCACCATGGTATCACCCTCCGAAATAGTGTTGTTGATTATTCGATTGGTGAAGTATGATGTGGATTCCACATTGAGCAATTGGGTTTGTGTTCCTGAAATCAATACATTGCTCGCATTATACCAATAGATAAAATTATTGTTAGTCCTAATCTTTACATAAACAGAATCCCCAGTGAATAAAATTACCTTTGTCTTGACATTATAATCATAACTCGCTGTGGTGTTACTTGGTGGGATGGGTAATCTTGGGCTTGTTATGGGCTGCGTTGTGAATGGCGCATTGCTGATAATAGTGTTCACGCCTGTTAATACATCAACCTTATATATCAATACCTGAAATCCTATCGATCCATTATATTGGGTAGCCCCAACAGGTGGAGTTCCAAGATTTACCTTTGCAGTGATGTTTACCTCAACCTCCTGCGTGGTGTTGGTTGGTGAATAGTAGGCATAAAAAGTTGTGTTAAAGCAATTGCCAGGATCATAGTTTGATCCACTGCTATCATCTTGCAATGGAAGCACAACACCACCATTATTGTTCCCATAATTAGTAGTTCCAATAGGTGTTACCCTGCATTCTTTTAGTGCTATCTGTGCATCGGTCAATGTGCCGGGTATGCCGGGAATAATCAATGACTTGAAAAAAGTTGAGTTTAAGAATGTTGAATTGTATGTGAATCCTGCATACTTGAAGATTTTATCAAGATAGGTCTTGGCATATACCGCAGGAATAAGATTCACCACATACCATTTTATATGCTGACTATCATCACCATAATCGATTAGAGGATAAACATATCCCTCTCCCAAAGTAAAGGCATAAGAGCTGCCATTCTTGATGATACTCGATGCCCAAGAATTAGATTCATTAGTTGCATTATAGGTATGGTCATATTCTGACAAGTCAAGATATTCCAATTTATTGTCAGATAGTTCGGCAAAGATATTACCTGTCACCCCAATGATGGTGCAGTCATATTCAATCTTATCATTGTCAATCTTCTTGACCGTTAGCAGCTGCAAGTTGCCTCGCATGATTATAACATTGTCAACAGTTAGATTGCAAGGGGTTTTTAAATTTGGATTGAAACTGCCATCAATGCCAATCTCAAAGAGTTGTCCGAATAACTTATTGTTGTTCTTCGTGCCGGGGATGGTGATGGTCTTGGAGAAACTTGTATTCCTTTTGTCAGGATCCTTAATGTCCGCAATCGAATAAGTACAAGACACCGCAATGTCATCATACATGTCAATAGTTCCCGAAGATGGTAAGTTGATTTTTGTCTGCATGTTATCCTCTTTGTCTATTTCTGATGAATGAATATTCAAATGTGAGCTTCAAGTTGAATGCCTTATAACTTACCGCTTTCTTTTTCTCATAAGCCTTATCCACTACATTTACCGCCACAAGGCCATAGGTGGCATCGTCAAGATATATCTCGGGAGATGTGACCAATTCCTCAAGCCAAACACTTTCAGCATCGGTGAGCCAATCGGATAACACTTCAATCTTATCCTTTATCCTTGTGTCAAAGACAGTGTTCTGATTGTCCGCTGCGGAATAGGAATAAGTTGAGCCACTGATTGTGCCTGTTGGCTTTTTATAGTTCGCCCTGGTGATGTCTGCCTTTTCAGTATTGGCCCTGATGAATGCAAAGGAATCAAATCCACCATACTTGTTGAGCCAATGAAATACAAGTACATCGTTTTTGGTACAAGCATCATCAATGGTATATGTCAGCGTTTCAGATGTCACCGTTCCCAAAGCCCCTGTTTGAATGTTGATGGTGTATGATGCAGTGTCAGTTGGAATGATAGGCTGCGCCCCAAAGGATATACTTCCACCTGGAATCAGATTCAAATTGGCAGGGCCTGTGCTTACTCGCATGAATCTGTCATTGGTCACTGTTGCTGGGCTTGGAAATGCGTTATCCACCACCGTAGTTGTCACCCCACCAGTTGTCGATGTTGCCACAATCTTCATCACATTGGTCTTATTGGCAGCATTGGCCATAAAGTGAGCCCAAGAATGCATGGTGCTCCTCACTCTTTTGGATTTCAATGAGGTCAAAAATAGACTTGATGAGCTTGTCAATAGGTAGTTTGCATCGTTGTAAAGGGTAAATTCAAGGAAATCCCATAGCCCATTGAACGCATACTTGGCAGATGCCACTGTTAAATCAGCATATACCGTTGTTCCACTGCTGCTCAATCCGTATTCTTCCCCAAATTTACAGGTATATTCCACCCATGATGCTGTGTTTCGTTGAAATCCGTAGGTGCTTTTATCGATATTGGTAGTCAAATAGTTCTCTATGATACGATGAATATCGAATACCGCCTTGTTGCTCGTTGGATCCTGCGCAGCTTTCAATCTGAAATAGGTCGGAGTGACACCGGTAATGTACACATCGCAAACATACAAGAAGTTATCCTGTGCCACATTGGTTGATGTGACAAGGAAGTTGATTTCATTGTATGCCGGGCTGTATGTCTTTGGGTTTTGATTTATTGTGATTGCCATTATTGTTTCCTTATTTGTAAGCTAATATCTTTTTTTGCTGCCTTTGCCAAATTGATTTTCAATTCATCAAATATCTGCGGAGTGACCACTTCGGAATAGAAGTGTGTTGCTTCTGTTCCTTGGCGATGTATCTTCCTTGCTATCATCTTGGCCAAGTTCTCATTCGCCTCATTTATGTCCTTGAATGTCTTACGCACTAATTTTACACCTTGCTTGGTCCGCTTTTTATAAACCACTGTCATCGGTGGTGCAATTCCTTTATGCGCTATCCATCCGTTAGGCCCGGCAAGACTTCTCCATAATGAGCCATTCCCACCTCGCTTGGTTGGTCCTCTGCCCTCATCGACATACTTGGCATAGGTTGCTTTTCCGAAGTCAAGGGTGAATTGAGTAATATCAGGAGAGGTCACAACATGGTAATTCAATGACTGCCTCATATTACTTGATGCGTTTACGCTATATGATTTGCCATTCTTTCTTGGTCTTGGCTTATCCATGCTTGCAAGCAACATTGAAACCGTATCAACACCAAACTTCCTAAATACTTCTACTACTGATTCAAACTCCTCTGCCATTCTGTTTTATCTTTTTGAAACGATACCACATTCAGAAACTCTATCACCCCAAGGTTGGTGTAATATTCCCACTTGGAATGATCCCCCTGGGATAATGAATCCAGTGTTATAATCCATCCCCATTTTTGGAAGTAGGTTTCTTCTTCTTGGTTGACTTCTTCAATATCCTCTTCGCTTTCGCCATCTCCTTGTCCGCTTTCTTTAGAAAATAGTCCTGAATACCGGCCATTAAGTTCTCGTAAAGCAGACAAAAAAAAATTGCAATAGGGTAAGCAACATCCATTGTCAGATTCTTTTTCAAGAAATCCGCAGTATCTCTGTGCTTATCACCGCTGTATGGTACAGGCATCCACATAAAGAAACGCCTTTCCATTGGGTGAATGAAGATGGCAAGTATCTCATGCATCTTTTCAATCACCTTGCCGCCATCCTTTGTCAAAGTCATAAGGTCGATGTACTGACCGCCTGACAAATCACTAATCATCAAGTTGATGGTAAATCTTTTTCCTGCCACCTTTACTGATTTCGGTATCTTCTTGCTGTTTGGCAGGTCGGATAAGAATGCAGTCTTTCCAATTAGTCCTTTTAAATCCTCAACGGACATATCCTCAAACATACTTTCAGGCTCGCCTGTTAATGCAGATAGGATTTGAATTTCCTGCTGAATGACATCATCGGATTTCTCCAGGCTAATCAAATCTTGATATTTGCCTATCGTTATTTCTGACCAATTTTGAGGTACTTTCATATTCATAAATATAAATTTGGGGGTAAAATTATAAGATGTGATATTTGCCTGATGGCTTGGTTAAGTGGGAATGGATAGGGTAACGCATAGCATCAAGGGCATGGTCCATCGACTTCACAGGATCCTCCAATGTCTGACCGTTCTTATCCTCCATCCATTTATAGTTCCGTATCTCTTTCATCAAGTCAGGGCTGTCTTGAGTAATGTATAGCCCTCTTGCCTTAATGCTGTCAATTCCTTTCTTGACTGATCCAGGTGATTTGTCAGCTGACTTGATATTGTAGCCAGCTCGATATATTTCTTCAATCCTTTGAGGCTCGGCAGCATCGGCATATATTACTGACCTGCCAATGTTCAATGATTCCATGGCCCTGATAAGATCGGAGTTGGTTAGCAGTGGCTCATATATCAATTGCTGCACATAGATGTCATTCTCCTTTATTCCTACCCTCACCAATGCACTGGGTACATTGAAACCAAAGTCAAGGCCATAAATGACATCACATCCATCAGGTATCTCATCAATAGTTTTCCAATGAGTATATATGCACCCTTTCAAGCTGCCACGATTCCCAAGGCCATAGACTTGCCAATCGTTCCCCGATAGCCTTTCAATCTCTTGGACTGTCTGCCTCGGCAGGAATGGATTGTCTTTGTATGTGGACTTTATAAAGGTGCAATCTGACCGGGTTTGAATCTCATCATAGACATAATGAAATTCAGGGGCAGGGTTAAAATCCAAGTACACCCTTACCCTTGTCCGTAGCATCAGCTGCTGCAAAGTTATCTGATGGACCAAATCCACCTCGTTGACATAAAGTATATCCCTCCTTGGTCCTCTTGCCTTGCCGGGGTTATCGAGTGAAAAAAACTCTACCTTTGAATTGCCAATCTTAAAGACCTGGTCGGTCTTATTGTGATCTGCCTCGTTGTATATCTCGTTAGTAGTCAGGATATCAATCCAATCTTTCAGCGCACCTTTTTTCAAATGTGGCATGGTGGATGAGCAGACCGATATATGCAAGGTTTCAGATAGTGCCAAAGTCAATAGCACCTGCAGGATGGAATAAGTCTTTCCCGATGATGTGCCGCCTTGGTTGAGGACTATGAATGAATCTGCCTCTTTATTCTTTAAAAATATTTCTGATGCCCTAATCCGCAGGGTTGGTACTGCCATAGTCTTTTGGTTTCACTATTTCCACCTCTATCTTGCGGATGGTCAAATCACCAGTGTGATTCATATCTACCTTGTCACCATAAGTGCCGGGGTTTCTTTTTGAGGACTTCCATTTATAGTATTGTGCCAACTCTCTCGCCCTTGTCACCTCCGTCAAAGTACCCTTGGCTTCTTTCAATACTTCTTCTGCCTTGTCCGCAATCACATCAGCTGATAGTTTGAGAGCTTCCCTCGCGCGCGCGGAGTGTTCGGGTTTGTGGATGAAATCAAACAGGGTACTCAAAGGCACATTCAAGTCTTTTGCAATGGACCTGTAAGTCTGTCCATCAATTATTCGGAAAATTATATCATCAATGTTCATAACTATAAATATAAAAAAGTCTTTATTTTTTCAATGGCTTCGGTTGTGGAGTATGCAATCTGATAATTAAATCCATTTTTGGTGATCCTTTCTTCAAATTCCTTTTGATGTGGAGATTGTTTACCCAATTCCGTTTTCAGTTCCAAAAATAGTATTTTTTTATCAAATATCAAAACAAGGTCAGAAGCACCTGGGAGCAATCCTGTACTTTTAAGGGCCATAGCTTCACGCAGGTTACGCGTTCCACCATTAGGAATAGAGAATATCAATCCTCTTGGGTTGTGATGTTTAAGACAATGATTATTATTAAACCATTGGAACACTTCAAACTGAATTTTTGCTTCATTCATAGGTGGTAGGGTGGTAGGATGGTGGTAGGAAGAAAAAAAACTACCCTACCACCCGCGATGACTGATTTTAGTGGGTTACAGCGAAAGGTGGTAAGGTGGTAAGTAAATATATATATATAGGTATCTTATAGTAGCATAGCATATTATAATAGAACACAATATAAAAGCTGTGCAAGTAATATGGCATTCTTCCTACCACCTTACCACCTTTTTGTTTTTTAAAATGCATTCTCTTGAATATCAAAGGCTTGCATTGTTGAAAAGGTGGTAGGGTTATTTTGGTTTAATCTTACCACCTTGTACTTTTTGAGAGAAATACCATTTATTTTTACAGATTTTATATTTCCGTAGATTTTTTTTAGTTCAATTCCCAATTTTTTAGTACCCTTAATAATTTGCTTTGAGTTAAGTTCAATATGGTTTTTTATCTCGGTTGTTGATAACCATTCACCAAATCCATCAGGTTGAGGAAGGCCAAAGAATTGCAGTAAAAGTTCTCTTTCAACGGAAACGGTTTCAAAGTTTTCAGAGGTTTCTGTTAGGATATCAAAGTCAGCTTTGTTAAGATTCCATTGGTGATTGTCCTCAAAGCATCTAACTATTTCCATGAAGAGTTCATCTTTATCAATGGCGTTGTAGGCATCAAAGTCAATTTTATTCACTTGGATTGGAATGATCCTGGTATTTCCTGTTGGATCATTAATGATTTCAGTATCATTGGAAGTACCACAAAGTATGGCAAGTCTTTTAAAATCTTCATTGTGCCTACCGTATGGAGCGCGGAGTGAGAAAATTGATTTGGAAGTAAGTTCTTTCAATCTTTTTTCATCCTGCTTTGACTTCCCACCCATTTCATCATCCATCACAATAAGTTTTTGGCACATCAGGATGTCATCATCTTTCCCGGCATCAAGTTTAGATTCGGCATAATATCTTTTTATGCCATCAGGAAGCAGCCTGCGGAAAAATTCAGTCTTTCCGGTCATCTGTCCACCAACCAAAGCAAGGACATATCTCACTGCATTACCGTTGTAAGCTGCAATCATACCGATGAGCCACTTTTTTATAAAAACATCATAGTTCTTTGTGTCTGTTTGAA